TCACCTTTCCAACTATATTCACCGGCTTCTACCATAGCCATCATTACGCCATCAGTTATTTCTTTCTTTTTATCGGACCAATATTTTGCCTGTGATGCAATTTCCTGTATTGTCCTCTCCATCTTTCGGTACTCGTCAGGAAGAGTAACAGGGGATATGGAATAGGGATTCACAAACTGTCTGCCTTCCGAATCACATTTCAACAGATTTATTACAATTTCTGATGGTATTCTCTCGACTTCTACTATTTCATGGTTTTTACCTCTCAACCATATACCTATAAGCCTTACCGCATTGCATCCCGGATTCTGCAACTCAAAAAAGTATGCATATATACTCAACTGCCATCTTACAGATTCCTTGTCAAGCACGTAAGTGGTCTTTATATCACCTAAAGTAAAATCCGTATCATTTTCGCGATAAACCTTGTCGATACAGCTTGCATAGTGCTCATTGTCAGATACAAGATATTCGGAACATTCGTACCTCAATCCCCAATCATCTTTCAGTTCCTTGTATCCTTGTGCTTCATCGCTGTCATGAGTAATCCCCATATCATCGACAAGTTCGCAGATACTATGGATCATAGTACCTCTTTCAGCCGCTTTCCTTAACACGTCTTCGGGAACATCACGGTATTTATCGGGGAAAAGCTGTCTGCCTATCACGGAAGTAATACCACTTAGTTCCTTATCCCCTAGCATATAAGTATGTTCATCGGGATTGAAAACGACTTGTGATTTGATTTAATTCCTTATAATTTCCCCATACTACCTGTAATGTCTCGATTGACAGGCTTGATCTTACTTCCTGCAATGCCATCGCAAGGAAATCCGTTTCCTCAGGTGTCGTACTATCAGGGTCCTTTTGCTCTTCTGTAGGAATCAGAAACATTTGAAGTAGAGAATATTTCAACGCTATGCTCATACATTTATTAAAACCCTTATCGGAACTGTCCTGAGCTTCTCCTACATTCACCGTTTCAACATACGATCCGTCAGTGGTCATGTACTTGAATTTTATCGTAGCCCTTGTGAATGTGTTCGTACCTCCGGATTTCGTTATCCTGTTCTCCGTTGTGAAGTTCTGCACTTCCTGTAGTATGAACACCTCATTTTTTGAGAATAATTCATGAAGTTCGTTCATAACGTTGTCAATCCCACGGAATTTGAATCCCTGTTGCTGGTTCTTCTCCGATTTGGTGATAGCCTTTGTCTCTTTAAGGATATTGGCTATCTTACTGTATATTAACTGTTCACTCATTATAAAATTATTATTTACCAACACAAAAAAGGCAGGTCAGCAGTCCTTACAAAGTTCCGCTTCCTGCCATGATATCTTTCCACTTCTTCAAGTTCGTTTTCTAGAGAATCGATTTCTTCATTAAGCAAGGATATATACTTGCCCTTACATTCAGCATTGAATGTGAGCCTTACCGATTCCTCACTCATTGACTGGACTATATCAAGCTCTGAATAAAGTTTTTCCAATTCATCGCTTATCTGGCTTACAGTTCTCATACCTTTTCAAGAAATTGGATCGGCAATGAGCATACACCTTTCATATTAGGATATTTGACATCAGCATATCCGTTAGCGATATAAACTATTGTACCTGTCAACGTATCACCTATCTCACGTACTTTATCACCTTTCTTCATAACCATTTATTTTAAGTTTATCTAATTATTGTGGCAATGGTTTCCAAAAATTAATATCCCATGCCCGGTTAGTATTTCCACATATCCAAATGTTCTTCTTATGCTCACTATCGAATACCAACATCCCGGTATTCACAAATTTCCCGGAACTCTTCACAAGCACTCTTGTGTCCAATGGTGGAGGATCTTTTTCTGCATTCCTCCATTTCATGGATTCCAAAACAAATTGAGCACCTTTTTCAAAATCCACTGATGCTGTTCTTTTGTGCGTAATTCCATGTATGCCATTTGCATACTCTCTGGCTTTCTCCTTTATTATATTTATATCCATAACTTAACTTGTTTCCAATTAAAAAACTCCTGCTATCTTCACAGACTACAGGAGCAAAACCTAAACGACTTAATCTATCACTTATGATAACTTACAGCCACCGTCAGCGGAATCGGGCCGCCATACTATCCGTTAAATGAAAGTAGAGATTAGAACAGATAATTATTTATGTTTATTACCTTAGACAGTACCAACCATGGACGGTGAAATTCCGTACCTATATTCACATACAGGCACGGACAGACAACATTAACTTTATGAAATAACAAAAAAACTAGATGAAAAAATCATTCATATTCCTTTAACTCTCTGTATGTCATTACCACCAATCTCACACACAATAATGAGATAATGGAAAATATAATCACCGATACAGATTTTATAGGGCTTTCCGTAACTATCGCACCATAAATCATTCCTAAAGAACATAGTGCGGCAAATATAGACAGGATAAAATTAGCTGTTTTCATAATATGCATTTTTATATTGTTCCCCTCAACGGCTTAAACCGGTTGTTACCCCGAATCTTACGGGAGGGGATATATTAGACCTTCCGGCGGTACTTGTGCCCAACCAAGTTTACTTAATGCACTAAGGACAAATCGGTGCACCGAAAGTATGTTCAATCAATTATTATAGACCCTCAATACGTCACGGCATCCCTGCTGGTATTGACTCCTATAATCAGTCCGTTTGTCTGCATTATACGGCTTATGAGTTACACCATATAAGCATTTACAATGATGTGAAAGAACTTTAAGAAGCTCCCCTCAACGGCTTAAACCGGTTGTTACCCCGAATCTTACGGGAGGGGATATATTTATTTGTCTGTTGAGATACAAGCCAATTGTTTCTTTAGATGACTTATACGATCACATTCGATATCACATATTTGGCTACCTTGTTTTTGGTTGTGGGGATAATGCTTGCATTTCCCATTTTGATAACAAGGACATAACTGTCGGTACACTTTCACAGCTCGTTCCTCTATTTCCTTGGATGCGATATTAACAGCCTCCAGTGCGTCAGCTTTAAAAATCAACGGTTCTACCGGATTACCAAGCTGGTAGCATTTATTATTTATAAAATCGGTTGCTTTGCTCATTTTTTATTTATCTAATAAGTATTTATTTACATCTTGTTTAGAGAAATACAACAGTTTACCCTTTTTAGGATATGGGATAGTACCATCATGAACGCGTTTTCTTAAAGCTCCTTGAGATATTCCTAGATATTCTGCGCATCTAGCAGAATTCATTACAGAATCATTCTGTTTTCCCGTCACTTCTGCAAATCTTTCCGTGAGCATATTCATTTCTGTTCTTGTCATCATAACCCTTGAATATTTATATTTTCACTCTGATAATGGATTCTGCACCACCATAATTCTTTATCGCCTCTTCCCTTATTCTTACTGCAAGTTCAGTGTTGATAATGTACTTTAATGCTCTGCGTACTGTTTCACCGCTAACCCCGAAATGAGATGCGATGTGTTTCTGTGCACCTTGTGGAACGATTATCCGTGGGATTTCTTTGGTTCTTCCTATTTTATTCATATATTTGTATATTAATTATTGCCGTTGCGAAATAAAACTGTATTCAGTTCGTTTTCACATTGCAAAGATAGTATCCATTAATGATACTACAAAAGATTAAAGTATCTTTTTATGATACTATTTGCTATTTATACATTATTCTAAATAACGCGATATATAAAATACTGAATATAAGAAAGATAAGATTACGCAATAAAAAAATGAGGTAATATGATTGACATTCAACATTCAAACGAACGCAACTTTTGTGGGGCTATAACTCCTAAGGAAAAGGATAAAATAATGAAAGCGATCCTTGATATGGCGGCTCATGAAAGAAAAACATTCTGTTTTACTCCTAATGATGTTCCCAATTTAAAAATTAATGGGAAACAATTTGAAATGGTGATTATGGACTTCTTTGAAAAAGGATACATAATAAAAGAAAATATTTCTCAATATTGGGATTGTAGTGATATATATCCTACTTGCAAGCTATATGAAATAGCCCAATTCGGAGGATTCAAAGCCGCGTATGAAATAAAGAAAGCTAATATTCAAAAAATGAGCTTGGAACTTGAACTAATGGGGAAAAAACTAGAAAGTGATTTCCCCGAAGAGGCTAACAAATGTATTGAGTTTGCACAAACAATCGCATCATTGTTTGTTTCGCTGAATAGTATAATTGGGATGATAGATACTACTCCCGAATAAGCCATACTCCAACTCCGTATAGATAGTACGGTTATCCGGAAAGCATTGACGGGTTTTGGTTTCATATAATATCTCGCCTGTTACCCTGTCTGTGATAGTCCTTATCCAATACTTATCCTTACGGAATAAAGATATATTCAAGCTGTAACGGAAGCCCGGATCTACACGAACCTCGTTTTCATTCATGTAGTCCACGACTTTAGTAATACAGTCGGAGATTTCGGGAGGAAATTTACCTTGCTCAGAAGCACCTAAAAGGAACTTTATTACATTCCCATCGCTTAGTTTGGAAATGTTTTGCAAAAGATCTGAATTGAACTCTTTATTCATAAATATAAAATTAAAAAAGAGAACCCACGTTACTGCAACCAACGCGAATCCTCTTTTGATATATTAAACACCATGTCAGGTAAGTTTAAACATTTGCACGTAACAGTTGCAGTGTTACAACGCAAATATAGTATCCTTTAATGATACTACCTAATAATATCTATATAATATGGATGCTTTTAACGTTTATACAAGTAGATTCTTAGAAGTTATAGATTCTCTAAAAATCAGTGACTATCAAGTATGGAACAATTTGGAATCATTGTCTAAAGGGACAATGTCTAAAATTAGATGTGGCAGAGTTGGGGTTTCAATGAATGTTTTATACGAATTTTGTAATAAATACAATGTTAATGCAAATTATATTCTTACAGGAGAGGGTGAGATGCTTAAATCTGAGCCAGCATCATCCGATTCAGAATCAAAAACTAATAAAACATCCGCACCGTACCAAATTGAAACAAAAAATATTAACATAGATTTACATGGAGAACAAATAGACAGCAAAAGGACCATCGAAGTCCTTATAAAAGTAATAGAAACATACCAAACACGTATGGATGATTTACTAAATGTTATCGAAGTGCTTAAAAATGAAAACACCGATTTGAAAGAACAGTTACAAAAACCAAATGTAAGCTAAACAAATGAACATCTTATCATGTTTTTTAAGGAGATTAAAAACCTTAGACATGAACAATGATATAATACACAAATTAGAAGACATTGCCATTAAGATGAACAACCAACATGATAGATTAGAAAGACTTCTTTTCGGGGTTGAGTTAAATCTAATTACATGCAATAAAATAGAGCCAGAAAAGAATAATATACATAAGACGATTAGTCTTAATAAAAAATAGATATTATGGAAATGTAATATGATACGTTATACAATCTTGTTAAAAATAGGTGGATTTTTTAACTTAAAAACGGAATTTGTCGGTATCACAAAAACATAAAAAAAGCCCTCTATAGGGCTCAGAAACGAGTTGAATATTTTTACCGTGTGATACCAATAGTAAAAAATAACGCTTAATCGGTTGATTATAAATAATTTGTTAGATTCCCGGTTTCAAATTAAGGTTTTAAAGAACAAATACCAATAGAAATTGTTATTAGCTTAGAAAGTCGCTAACAATTCCTGTTGGTATTGTACTCCCTATCAAGGTGAGATGTGATGGAAGGAGAGCGGCTTTCTTTTTTCCTAAGCCGCAAAAGGATCACTTTTATTATATGAGTTTTTTCTATGCCACACTTCTACCTGTGGCGGATAATACTTGATGTTGCTATCTCATCTTGCACCTCCCTTCTTCTTTATCAACCAAATGACTACGATTAACAATACTAATATAACACCTATAGATAACTCTCCTAGTTCTAATTTTGTCTTCTGCCACCATGTTAATTCCTTCTCCACAGGATAGGGAATTTCTACCTCTTTCTCCTTTTCTATATAGACTGTATCGCGAATTGTCCTGTCACGGTAGACTATATGCCACTTGTCAACTAATACTGAATCGCCTTTCTCTTTTACATAGACAGAATCCTTAATGTGAATGGAATCACGTTCATGCACGGTAAGATAAATACTGTCAGTCCTTATTGTCTCCACCGGGACATACCTTATGCTCCGGCATGATCCAAACAGCAATAGCAATGCTATCGCTACCGCAATCCATATATAGATCTTTTGTTTCATAAACTTAACACTTGTTTTCTATTGGCACCGTCAGCTCGATAACTGACGTGCACCCATGCAAAATTGCTTTCGTTAATCAATTGATCATAGGGCAGGTTCTTGCGGATATATTCAAACAACAACTTGTTTTGCTGACGGTCTCCAGTATCAATATCAGCAGCTTCCCCTTTCATGTGCTGCGAGGTCTTGCTTCCCTTGACAGCTGCATTAAGTTCCGGACAGCGATAGCCACTGTTTATTGTTATAGGCTTTCCCCACCATGTGCGTAACGGGTCCAGTACGTTATCCACCAAGGCAGTTAGAGCAGTCACATGCTCCTGTCTGCATCTGTTGTTGATACCCAAGCGGTCAGCAGTCGTTGACTTGCAGAGTTCCGCAATTGTAAAATACTTCATTTTTTATCCTCCTTTTTATTTTCGTTGTCAAATAGTATCTGAGCCATGATCTTGGCAATATCATCCTTGTTCTCGATAATCACACTTATTGTCTTCTCAGCCTTGCGCAACTCCGCTTTTTCCCATGATTTTTCACGGACTGATTTAAACTCACAGAAAATGCAGTAACCCGTCCAAATCATTGAAAAAATAGGGAAGGGGATAACTACGCAGCATAACAGGTCAATGAAGCACAATTCTATGAACGGGGTGAAATACTTCTTCGCTTTGACGGCTGTTTTCTTATACCCCGTGGATGTTCTTGCCTCCCCCCGTTGCTTGGCTTTCATTACTCCCGTGATAAGGTCTACTAACATAGCCCCCATTGTAGCTGCAATACACAAGGCTATAAGCACAATATGTATCATCATGTGCTCGTTGATAAAATTGTAGATTACATCTCTCATTGAAAGTAAGTTTTGAACACATTAATATGATAGATATTCACCTGTCCATAGTTGGCATCAAATATCTTCTTGATCTCGTAGCCCAATCCATAAGATAACGCTTTCATTCTTCGCCAGTTGATGGAACGCCAGTTCATATTATGCTCCTTTGCCCAACGCTTGATACTGTACCATTCTTTGGACTCATCAAGTTGCTCGGTCTTCTGTTCTATTTGTTTCTGTTGCTCCTCAATCTTCATTTGCTGTTGGGCAGCTAGCATAAGAGCCTCTCCAAAAGACTGAGGGACGTTATACTGAGAATGAAGCGAGTAACTACCTGTATTTACCACCGAAGGAACAATCTCATCAAATATCCAACTCTCAAACTCGTCAGCTTTCGGCATCTGGCTTTTGGTTATCAAGCGATAGATGTTGCCTTCGCTAATAAACTTCATTGATTTCATTTGTATAGCTGGCGTACCATCTGCTTTTAATCCAGTTTGTACCCCTACTTCCCGAATCGTTATGGAGGCTGGTTTACAGTGATCTATAATTGCTTTTGATGGATTCGAATACTGTAGAGAAGTGGCAATATCCATTCCGCAAAACCAACTTTTACCATTTTCAATATACATACGAACTTTGCCAAATAGTGGATGTTCGTAAACCATAATTTCACTCATTTCAAGAGCAGACGAAACTTTTTCTACAACTAGCATATTACTTCTTATTATATATTTAACAAACATGTCCTGCACTTTTGCATCACATTAATTATCAACGTTTTTAATTACTTTTGCCTGTTGAATTTTCGTAAGTCGTTGATACAAAATCTAAACGCAAAAATGCGTTTAGTAATTCATCATCTGTATTAAGAATTGGCAATACTTCTTATTACAGAGGCATGTCTTCTTTATTTGGTCATACAAAACAAAAAAGAGCCTGCCACGGAAATTAATCCGCAACAAGCTCTTGGCTTTATACTGTATATGATATGTCCTTTCGTCATAATCAATGTGGCGTGCATCTTCACACGCTCCACAAAGATAAATATTGCTTCTTTCTTTCGCAAATAAGAATACACAAAAAAAGAACGACCGCCAGCAAAAAGCACAGCAGCCGTTCAATCCACGTCCTACTCTCTATCCCATTTTCCCAAGAAGACAATAGCGAAGATATCAAACAGGTTGTATCCACATGGAAAAAAAGTTAATAAATATATGTTGTATAATCTGTTATTTTAATTTAGATTAAACAAAAATAATATTTAAATTGTTTGTTAATGAATAAATTAATTTGTTCCTTTGTAGCAGGCAATAGCCTTCATGGTGTGAAGTTACACCATACCCACTTTTAGAACGTGATCACTGTGGAGGCAATTGCTGTATTATAACGGTGGTTGCCTTTATTGTTGAACAATGAAACAATGGTTTAAGATACCTTCTTTAAAGAAGTCGAATAAGGATATGTATAGTGATGCTACTTATCATGGTAAAGATGATGGTGGTAATTTTATTTATGTTCCTAAATGGGTGGAAAATCTGTTTTCTGGCAATAGAGGGAATATAGATTTTGACATGTCGACCGTTGAAGGGAAATCAAGAGCCTTACATGAATGTTGGCCGTTTGCAATGGTTCTAGATCATTGCGGAAGAATGATGCAGAATGGGCGGTATTATGTGACGGATATTAACGGAAACGAGAAGAGGAGTTTCAAAGACATTGTGACTCTTCTGAATCGTCCGAATGTGATACAGAGTGGGCGTTCTTTTATAAAGCAGATTGAGATATCTTTGAAGTGTTTCGGATTTTGCCCTGTCTATACACTAAGAGCTTTAAAGTCTGATCTCCCTAAATCCATGATGGTAATACCTCCCGAATTATTCTACATGGAATCATTCGGTAAGGGCCCGTTTACTCAAACAGAGCTTTCTTCAATTGCTAGTAAGGTATATATACGTTGGGGAAATGAGAATATAGAACTTGGTGATGAGGAGTATTTTGTCATATACGATTCGATAATGGATATTCCAAGTAATAATGGAGGGAGAATTACCTTCCACTCCCCTGTGGACGCATTATCTACTCATACTCGAAACTATATGGCTCAACTGATAGGGAGAGGAAACCTTATTGTTAATGGAGGGCCTAAAGGGATACTATACGGAAATGATACGACTGACGTAGGGAATGCAGCTATTACTCCGTCTGAATCCAAGAAATTGCAGGATGATTTCAAAAGGAAATATGGTATAGTGCATAAGTTGTATGAAATCATGGTGACTCCTAAGAAACTAGGGTGGATTACATTGGGGTCAAATACAGACCAATTGAAGCTTCATGAGGAGGATAAGGCGTGTTTGGAAGCGATAGCTCAGACGATAGGCTTTGACCCCAATCTGATTATACAAGGAAGTACTTATGATAACTCTTCTCAAGCAAAGAAAGCGGCATATCAGGATCTTATTATCCCTGACAGTGAATCTATAACAGAGATTCTGACTAATGCTATATGTAAGGACAGGGCAATAATCAAAATGGACTTCACTCATGTCCCTTGCCTTCAAAAGGATATGAAAGAATTGGCGGATGCCTTGTCTACAGCCTCTAATGCTGTAGCTTCATTGTATAACAATCGGCTGATTACTTTTGAAGAGGCAAGAACCGAAATGTCCAATTTTACAGATATTGATCCTGATAATCCTAAGGGAGAATTTAAAAGTGAAATAAATAATGATGGAGACAAGCAAATACAAAAACAGGCTGGGGAAGCAGTATAAATCCTTAGCTTTTTATGCAAAGGAGATACAATATGATTCTGGCAGCAGAACTATCAGTGGCTATGCTGCGGTTTTCAATAACATTGATAAGTCCGGTGACATGCTCCTGAAAGGTTGTTTTTCAAAAAGCATACAGGAGAGAGGCCCGGGAAGTTCTGCTAATGATAAGATTATCATGTTGTGGATGCATGACATGCATGAGCCTATAGGACGCATTACGCTTCTGCAAGAAGATGAGAAAGGGCTTTACTTTGAAGCGTCTATTGATGATGTGGAAAGAGGAAATCAAGCGTTGAAGCAGCTTGAAAGTGGCACTTTGAACCAGTTCTCTATAGGTTATAGTTATGTATGGGAAAAATGTGAATATGACAGGGAACGTGATTGCTTGGTTGTAAAGGAAGTCATTCTGTATGAGATATCCGTAGTGTCCATAGGATGTAACGGAGAAACTGAATATCTTGGTCTGAAATCGGCAGAAGAATATGAAAGTGCGTTGGAGTCACTTCCGGTTGAAATAAGTGATGTATGTAAAGGACTTCCGATAAGAAAGAGGGAGGAAATCCAAATGTTAGTAAGAAAAGCGATGTCACTCGCTCGATACAAGCCGGCAGACAAGCCACTTGATGAAGAGGGAGCCGATGAAAAAATAAAACTATTTACAAAACCTTTAAAACTTAAAGAAGCATGAAATTTGACTTTTTAAGCAAAATTGATTTGTCGGTAATGGATGAGGTTTCCGTGAAGTCATTACAGGCGTTGCAGGACGCAATAAACGCTACTGTAGGCGATTTCATGGACGATACTATCGACAAAAAAACTTTTGAGGATAAATTAAATGAGGTTTCTCAAAAGATAGATTCCGAAAAGGAATTGGAAACAGTGCGTAAGGAACTTGGTGAGATGAAAGAGATAATCGTTCGCATGAAAGGTGCAATGCATAAGAATGAAGACGGGCAAATGGTGTTCAAGTCTGTAGACCAACAGATTGAAGAGCAACTGAAGGATTTTATCACAGTAGGCAAGCATGGAGAGAAAACTGTGGACTTGAAAACGGCTTGCAAGCAGTCCCCCGGTTTCAAGAAAAGCCTTACGCTTGTTATAAACAAGAAGGAGGTTGAACCCTTGAAGAGTACGGGTGTGGCACCACATTATAACATGACAATTGATAGTCAGTTATCTGTTGAACCACGTTCCCAGACTGTTATCCGTAATTTTGCCAATGTGGCAGCAATATCTACACGATCATTGACTTATGCGGAGTTCAATCCGGGTGATGAAGAAGCCGAATGGGTTCCAGAAGGCGGTCTTAAGCCTATGATGAGCGGTACATTGGCAGAAGTTACTATCAATGCTGGCAAGGTGGCTCTTGGATCAAAAGTAACTGAAGAAACATTATCTGATTTGCCTCAGTTGGTTGCGGAAATTAGGGCTGAGATTATCAATCGTATTGGTTTGAAAGAAGAAGAAGGTATTCTGTCTGGTACTGGTTCCGGCGGTCAGATTAAAGGGATTGGGAGTGATATACCTACATTCTCTTTGACAACTCTGAAAGTAGATAAGCCCAACACTTATGATGTTATTGTTGGTATGTATACACAAATTGTATCAATGTCCAATATGGCTTATCGTCCAAATCTTGTGCTTATGCATCCTCTTGACTATGCGCAGATGCAGTTGACTAAGGATGTTAATGGGCAATATCTTCGTCCTTTCCGTATTGGCGATGAACTGATTCAAGGTCTGAGAGTGGAAACCAGCACAGCAATCAAGCAAGGTGATATTTGGGTTGGCGATTTTAACTATCTTAACATCCGTGATGTATGGGTTCTTACCATTACACTTGGATGGGAAAATGATGATTTCACTAAAAATATGGTGACTATCCTTGGTGAAAAACGTCTTATGGTGTATATTAAAAAGCAATATAAAACTGCATTTGTCAAGGATAAGATTGCGACCGTTATTGAAGCTATAACCCCTGCCAGTATTGGCGGATAAATTTATTAAACATTATGAAAGTAAATTTGACTAAAACTTATGAGGTTGAGTTCGCAAAGGACGGGGCCGTTTATAAAAAAGGTGATAAAGTAAGTGTTAATATGTTACTTGCAGGTAAGTTCTTCCAAGATGGACGTGTTGCCACTGTTCCTTCGGAATTGATGGAGGACGCTAAGAAAATCGGTGCTGAAGATTTGTTCAATAAAAAGAAGAACCTCAAAGATATTGTGTAATGTTGGTGGATTATACTTTTTTCCAAGGTGGTATTCTTGATATCGAAGGTGCAGTGTTGAATATACATACTCCTTCTGAGACTAATAAGGCAATTGTTGACAGCCTTCAAGGCTTTGTAATGCAATATGAGCCGGAATATTTAGAGAAGCTCCTAGGGGAAAAGTTGTATAAGGAATTCTCATCCTATATTTCCAACGATGGAAAAACTAAGGAAAAAAGATGGGATGATCTTATAGCGCATCTTGTCATGAAATATAGTGTTGGCGATAGGGAGATTTCCAAATCCCCCATCGCCAACTATATATACTTCCATTACTTGAGACATAATCACACTCAGGCGACTATTACAGGAGTGAAGGCTGATGGAGATGATGGTCGTCTTGTAAGTCCCGAAAGGAAAATGATGTTTGCATGGAACGACATGGTAAAAATGAATATCAGACTTGTGAGATGGCTTCAAGCCAATAATGCGGACTATCCGGATATCGCCACCGATTTCGAATTGATGGAAACAATTAATTCCTTTGGGTTATGATAATTGATATAATATCAGATGTATGTGCTTCCTTGTCAAAAAGAATGGATCAACAGATAAATTACATATATGGTGACAGTTCTTATATAAGGGAAACACTTCTTCTTCTTGGGAAAAGCAGGGTGACAGCATCGGGAAAATTCCCAATGATAGGGCTGTATGTTCCCTTAGACGAGGAAAGGGATAGTGAGAATTATTTTTGTAAGGCATCTGTAAACATAATAATCGCTACCAATACACTGGAAAAGTATACAAATGAACAACGTCGTGAGATATCTTTTGAAGGTATTCTTCGACCTTTGTATTACGGATTCATAGAAGAGTTAAAAAAATGTGATAAATTTGATTTCGGTTACTCCGGTATTGTAAGCCATACATATTCAGAAAATTATAGTTTTGGAAGACGTGGCGCTGTTGATGTTGACGGTAAGGAAGTTGGCGAAAAGATAGATGCTATTGAAATAAAGAATTTGGATTTAACAGTTAAAAATCAGAATTGTTATGCGAACAGATATTAGAGAGTGCGGCAGCACGTCCGGATTTAATACTGGAATGAGTTACTGCCCCCTGCAACCGGACAAGGTCGCAGGTGTTATATTGGTCATTCATGGCAAAAAACTGCCCAAGGAATTGACTGCTGATGCTTTGGAGGAAGCCTGTCATGCTGATTATCCGGACAGAATTTATCCTATTACAGGATTTTCGGAATACGCGGTAAGCGGCGGTGAACCCAATACAACAGAAAATGGTTATGCCGGGTCGGAAATAACGGGCTATTCGGCAAGGACGGATACATTCACGTTGCGTAAGTTTAATCTAGCTTTACAAGCTAATCTTGTAGCCAACAAGGATACATTGTTTGATATGTATGTTTTTGACAAGAATAATGTAATCTACGGAGAAGATGACGGAACAGATGAACTTGCAGGTTTTGCATTATCTGGTGTTTACCCTACAGGACAGGCTTATGATTCAAGCGGTCAGAAGGCTTATCTTGCGTTTAATGCGATGTATTCCGATACCGAGAAGATGATGAAAAACATGTCTGTAAAGCAAGCGGGTGTCAATTTGGAAAATGTTCTCAAGGGATTGAATTACGTTGAGTTTGTCAAAATGACATCTCCTGAAAATACATATAAGCTCGTGGATCATTATGACCGCACGGATCTTACTGCATATTATGGATCTATATTGTCTGAGAAGGCTTCAACGGTCGTTTCTGGTGCATCAGCGCTGGAATACAGCAACGGTGTGCTTACAGCGACAGGAGGTGTGCCGGTGCTTAAATCTCCTTCTATTCTACAGACTAATGGGGTCATTGGAATTGAACAATGGGTATAATGAGAATTAATGGAGTTACATTTATAGAATCCGAAGTGGTTAAGCTTTCATTGGATGAGTTTGTCGCTCAGAATATAGATGTATTCTGGAAGGACATTTCTAGAGAAAGGCGGAAATCAAGGCTGGTTTCCGTATATAATAGGATTATCAATAACAGTAATTTAGGAGGCGGGGGAGATTGATCCCCCGTTTTTGCTATGACATTGGAGGAATACGCGAGATGTTGGAAGAAATTGGCTGATGGCATTCAGCCAATGATAAGGGATAAGATGGAAAGGGATGTTCCTCAGTTTGAGGAATATATACGAGAACAGCTATATAGTGGTGTTGATGGTGATGAAAGTCCTTTAATTCCCGGATATACAGAGGACCCATACTTTAAAAAAGCTTATGGAGAGCATTGGAGGAAAAATGCCGAACGCTATAAGAATTGGAAGACAAAGATACAGAAACCAAAGCCTTCATATTTGGGTTTTTCTGCAAGAGGAAATAATACTCCAAACCTTATCATACGTGGAGATTTTTATAGTTCCATCACGGCAATACCAATATCAAATGGTATAAGGATTGCCAGCTATGGCGTTTCTTTTGGTTCTGATATTGAGAAGAAATATGGCTATAAAATTTTCAAGGTAAGCTCCAAAGCAAGGAGGCATTATGTTACGTACAGGCTTATGCCCTCTATTGAGAAATTTATAAGGAGGTGCGAACTATGAAAAACTGCTTGTGCCAAGGAAATAAGTCAATGAGGGAGATGGAACATATGCGTTCAATTGCAGAGAAGGCTGCTGTTATGGATGAATGTGTTTATATATTATATAAGGTTGGAGATGTGTATAAGTTCTGTCGTGAAGGTGAAAACTGGTCGGGTGAGTTTGTTGAATTCATATTTCCGTAAAATTATAGCGGACATCTGGAAAGATTCCGCTATTTATGTAAAGTTGGATAGTCTTTATCCTTTTTCAATATTGGCTCTTATTTGCCTTAGAAGCAAGAATGATCCTTCCATCTTGTAATTCCCTAAATTTTGTTTCGCCTGCATGATGCAGCTTTCGATAGTAAGGGCTAAATCGGGAGTGAACGCGGATTTATTAATTTGCATTGTTTGGGGGAGTTGGTTAGCATGATCATTAAACCATGCAATCATTTCATTCAATTCTTCCTCTGTGTAACTTTGTCTTTTTTCGGCCATATTATATTTCCCGTGATTAATGATGTTTATATATAAATATTTTATGCAAAAAAAGATATTTATTTTTTAATTGAAAAACAAAACTATCATTTATGTTGTAATTTAGATTTTGTCTAAATTATAATATAAAAACGCCATATCATTAATTACCATGCGTTACTCTGTATTACTGTACATTACGGTCTGCTTTAGATCGTTTTGTGTTGATTTATAATGTGTTGTATAATGTAAAAACATCATTTACCTTTGTAGCCGTTGCAAGTAGAGAGGCAACAGACACATGATTAAACAATCGCTCAAACGTGAGCCTTCTTTATATTTGGAAATCCGTTGCCTC